AAATACAATTAATACGGAGAATACAAATGTCATTTGCAACCCTCAAAAAACAATCCAATTCAGTTTTTGAGAAACTGACTAAGGAGGTCGAGAAGATTTCCAATCCTGAAAGTAGTTCTGGTGCTGATGAACGCATCTGGAAACCAGAAATGGATAAGTCAGGTAATGGTTATGCAGTTATTCGATTCCTGCCTGCCCCTGATGGAGAAGACATTCCCTGGGCCAAGGTGTGGAGTCATGCGTTCCAAGGTCCTGGTGGTTGGTATATTGAGAACAGTCTCACCACCCTTAACAAAAAGGATCCTGTTGGCGAAATGAATCGTCAACTCTGGAACAGTGGTAGCGACGCAGACAAAGAGATCGCACGTAAACAGAAACGTAAACTGAGTTACTATGCTAACATCTATGTTGTGGAAGATCCTGCACATCCAGAGAATGAAGGACGAGTCTTCCTCTATAAGTTTGGCAAGAAAATCTTTGATAAAATCATGGCAGCAATGCAGCCAGAATTCAAAGATGAAACCCCCATCAACCCCTTCGACTTCTGGCAAGGAGCAGACTTCAAAGTGAAGATCCGCAAGGTGGATGGATACTGGAACTATGATAAGTCTGAGTTTTCTCGTCCTGGTACTCTCGGTCGTATGACTGATGACGAACTAGAGGCAGTTTGGAAAAAGCAATATTCCTTGGTTGAATTTACAGCAGATTCTAACTTCAAGACCTATGAAGAACTTGAAGTACGTCTTAACGCAGTGCTCAACTCTAAAGCTCCTGCTCGTCGGGTTGATCAAGAGACTGAAGAGGATGAGATGTTTGCACGTCCTTCCTCTCCCTCTAGTTGGAGTGAAGAGGTTAGCACCTTTCGTTCTAACGTGAGTACAGCTGTTCCTTCTCTCCCGACTTTCAATAGCGAGGAAGAGGATGATGACCTAAGTTACTTTGCTCGTCTTGCTGATGAGGAGTGAAACCAAAATCGCATGTTAAAAACCAAGGGGGCGTTCAAAAATCGCCCCATTTTTTTTACTAAAAACGAAATGTTAAGAAATGTTAAAGATTATTCTAGGTCTGGGTCTGATTCAGTATCAAATACTCTGGCCTTATAGAACAACTCGTCATCATCAGAACTATCTTTGACATCTTGAGATGTAATGTCTGAACTGAACTGATATCTTAGTAACCTTTCCATCTCAACAATAAAATCATCGATAACAAATGGGTTGATCAGATATATTGATCGCTTTTCTTCATTTTTAGTATACTCATATTCGTAATTCGATACTGGTCGTACTAAACTGTCACTACCAATTACGGTTCCATTTGGCAGTGTAAATTTGTAGTCTACGTCTACAACTGTTCCTTCTTCAACTACTTCAATACCCTGATATTCTACTTTCTTAGTTACATAATGATAAAGTCCTTCTATATTTGTTCCATATTTTTTCCTGAAGTAGATATCAAATTCATCATTTGATTTAGGCCATTGGGAATATACATTGACAATATTATTTGTTAATAATATTACCCATTCATATTTTGGAGAACCATATATGCGTTGTGAGACTTGATATGGTTTATCATCTCCAAAAATCACATACTTTTCAAAGGTCATAACTGCCTTGTTTTTTGAAAAGTCCATTGTAGTTCTTCTGAAGATATTCTTCATCACTACATATTCTTGGTCCCAAGTATTCTTAGAACCAGGGTATCCAACCCTTATGTTTGGTACAATTGAAAAGTAATGTTTATCATCCTGTGCCATGTTTAGAACCCAGCTCCTGCGTCTTGTGCGGTTACATATGCAACCTCTTTAAATGTTGTATCAATTTGAACTGCTGGAACAAATTGGTCATTTGTAGTTACATATCCTCCATCTGGTGTATATCCAACGTTAAAAGTTTCTAAGATACAGTCTTTGAATTTATATACATTGTTTATCTCACCACCACTTGTATATGAACCACCAGAATAATTAACTCTTACCATTTTTAGACGGAATCTATTTGGTACGGAAAGATATCTACCACCAGCACCAGCTCCATAGGGAGATGCTCCAATAGTAGAAGAAATGGATCCAGTTGGAGCAGCTGTCGTTGCGCTTGCTGCTTTGTCACCTGTAGCAGTTGCAGGTGAGAATGTACTACTGGTAAAATTTGGTAGCATATTTGTTTTAAAAAAAGTAATAATATGATTTATTGTTATTGCTTCTTGTTTATTTCTCGCAACCATTTTCCACTGGAATGGGTGAGATCTAAATGTAATTCCAGTAAAAATTTGTTCTTCAAATGGGTTGAATATTTTTCCCTGAGTCACTGCAGATAAAGCAGTTCCCGTGACCTGACCAGCGACACCTACGGAACCAGCTAGATTCTCTGCTCCCTTTGCAATATTATTGAACAATGCTTCTGGTGATGATGCTCCTGCAGAGGCTTGGATAGCTGCAACAACTCCACCATCGGAAGTTGTTCCTAGCATTTCTGCAGCCATTTTTCCAGCGATACCAAATGCCATGTTAGAATAATTTGCTTGATATGAAACACTTAAATTTTGTGGCATGTATAAAAATACACTATCACCTTCTGTACCCGTATCTTTAATTTCTGATGCACCCGCTGCCCCAGCATTACTTAATACGGCACCTTTATTATACTCAATTTTTACAGCAGTAATTTTTAAGAAATCAATAAATGCTGTTGGAAAAGAAGCACCAGGATTGAACAGACCTCCTAATTCGGCTGCTCCTGCACCATCGGCTCCTGTGACTGGTGGTGTAACTGGATAATAGAAATTTGCCATTTAGATTTTTAATTCCTTCTCGGTTAATATGATAAATTCCCACATATGATCATGACAAAATTCTTCTGCTGCTTTCCACTTAGCTTTATTTATGGCATAAGTTACAACTTCATTAATATAATTTTTTGTGTTTCTCTTTTGTGTTGGTGGTTCAATAGTTTGTTTGAATGGTTTAACTTCCACCAAGTATTTTTTCACATTACCTTGTTTGTTTTTTACCTTAATAAAAAAATCAGGAAAATATCTATGCCGTTTGCCATCTGCAGGAGAGATGTACGGTATGTGCAATTCTTCACTACCCCACTGTAAGATATTGTCGTTGGTATCACAGTATTTCATAAACTTAAGTTCCCATGAAGATCTAAAGATAATGTTTTTAGAATCTCCCAAGTATTTACCAGGATTTGATGGGGTGTACTTTCCTTTATACGACATAAATAATATTAATCATAGATCTATTTATCGATGACAGTAGCAGTAACAAGTTTGTCGGGTGCAAATAGTTTCCAAGGATTTAGATCTTTGACGCAACGACATCCTCCTTCGTATAACAATCTATATTGGGTTAGATTTCGTAGGAAGCCTAATGTGCTGGCAGGAAGTGACTTTAATGCTTACTTCAACAATGGTGTTACAAGTGGCCCAGGTCACGATAAATCTAGATTGCTGACTTACTATGCAACTGATGTAACGGTTCCTAGCAGACAAATCACAACTGGAGAAATAAAATCTGTCGGATCACAATGGAAATATCCAACAGGTACTTCATTTAGTGAGATCAGTATTCAATTTATTGTTCCTAGAACTTATTTCACGAGGACTTTCTTTGAAAGATGGATGAACTACACCGCCTCAGATGCTGGTCAGTATGTATCATGGTATGATGATGCGGTATGCACATACCTAGATATTTTTAAATATGAACGTGGTGGAGTTAAACCATATAACGTTGCAGCATATACGAGTGGTAGTCTTGCTGCTAGCACTGGATCACACCCAGGATCAGTAAGTTGGAATAGATGTATAGGATCATGGACTATGCAAAATGTATATCCATTTAATATTAGTAGTATGCAGTTACAATCTGGGCCTGCAGCATCTGCTACAATGGAAGTATCATTTTACTTTGAGAGATATCGCTTCTTTGTTCCTTCAGAGTCTTCGGCACTTCAATATGAGACGCCTGCAAGTAGTGTAGGATCAGCAGGTGTTAAGGCATCAACCGCTGCTCTCAATGCTTCTCTCGCAGCTGGACCTGCACCAACGACTGGAGGTACTCCTACGCTCATCACCACTGGCGGTGCTGGCGGTGCTGGCACTCCAACAGTTACGACTGTACCCCCTGCATCACCATCAGGAGCGACACCTTCAAAATCGGGTCCAGGAAAGTAGATAAATAAATTTATAATATATTATTGCAACTGGAGTAATTATGCCTTTACCTAAATTAGTGGTTCCTGAATATGAATTGGAATTGCCAT